CATGTACCACAACGTCTACGGCCCCAACGGCGTCGTCGAGGACGCCGCCAGGCGCTTTGCCCGGGCCTATGGCGAGGATCCCAAGGCGCTGCTGACGACGACGCGGCTGGAGGGGGCGGGGTGGAACCCGGTCTATAGTGGTATGGGAGCTCTTCGTGTCCCTGGGGCTGAAGGACCCGGCGCCGACGTCCCCGGCCTCCGCATCTCCGAGTCCATGCGCGACACCTTCAAGCGTCTTCGCGATGAGCTGGGGGCCGGCGTGCCGCTGTACGCGGAAGGCGGTGCCGTTCAGGCCGACAAGCCCATCACCCTGGAGGACCTAGTTTTGGGTGTACGGGGCCGCTGAACTTATTATAGACTTGCCTTCTACCTGCCTGGAGCTCGAGCGATGCTTTACGTTCTCGTGGCCGGCCTGATCGGTTTTCTCGGCGGCGGCCTCACCGGCGCGCTGTTCGTGCTTGACCGGGTGGGCGTCCTCACCCACAGCTAAGGGAGCTTCCCCATGCTTGTCGGCTACCGCACCGTCATCTTCAACCTGCTGGGCCCGGTCTTCGTGTGGCTGGGCGCCCGCGGCTTGAATCTCGACCCTGACGCCCAAGCGGCGGTCGTGACCCTAATCATGGCCGTCGGCAACCTGGCGCTGCGCTACGTCACCACCACGGCGATCGGACAGAAGGCATGAACCGAACCATCTATGCCATGCTGTGCGGCGCGGCACTTGCGCTGTCCGGCTGTTCATCCGCTAATAGCCCGTTGCCTCCGCCGCCCAAGACCTACCGCCAGGCCGTGGTTGAGGCGGGCGTGACCTACAGCACGCTTGCCCGTGCGGCGACTGCCTACGCTTCCCAGCCCCGTTGCGGTGCCACGGCACCCAAGCCGCCGCTGTGTGCCGATGCGGCTACGGTGGTGGTGCTGGGCCGCTACAGCCGCGCCGTCAACACAGCGCTGACCGTGGCGGAGCAGTTGGACAACGCTGCCGTAGGCGCCGATGCGCAGACGCAAGCGCTTGCCGGGGTGCAGGCCGCGCTGTCCGATTTGTCTGCCGCAACTTCTGCCGCGAAAGGGCAATAACATGGGTGGCGCTCTTGCACTTTCGATCTCTGTGATTGGCAGCCTGCTTCCGCTCGTCAAGCAAGGCACCGAGGCGTGGAAGGCCATCTCCGAGGCACGCGATGCGATCAAGCACGCACAGGCATCCGGGGTGGACCTAACCGCCGACGAGTTTGCATCGCTGATGGCGAAATGCCACGCGGCGGGGAATGATCTTCAGGCGCTCGCCGCTGCGGCGGAGGCGGAACTGGCGGCGAAGGACGCTCCGGCGGCGGATATCGCGGGGTGACGCGCTCGTGATCCTCATCCCGGTCGCCTGCATCGTCGTCGCCGCGCTGTGGCTGTGCTGGCAGCGGATCCGCGATGGAGCGCCGCCGTGGGCCGGGCCGGCTGTGGGGGACGGATGAGCACCTTCCACCTAGGCGCCGAGGGCGAGCAGTCCTTCGACCCAACTGGCAAGGCGCGGCACGACGCTGCGCAGAAGGAAAAAGCAGAACGTGAGGCCGCTGAACGCGCGCGACGTGAGGCGGCTGTTGAGGCTTTGTTTCGCGCTATCCAAAGGAACTCCCCATGAGAATCATCCTCGCCGCCAGCATCATCGCCATTGCGCCGCTGAGTGCTCATGCTGCCTATGGCCTCGACGCGCAGAAGGCCGCGCTCGTCTGCACCGGGCAGACGATCAGCGAAGCTACCAAGGGCGATTTCTCTCATTGGGTGCTGCCCGGCTTCATCCCCGGCAACCACCTGCGCGCGGGCCAGTGGGTGGATGAGAACTGCCAGGTTCGTCCCTGATGGCTGTCACCCACGCCGAGCTAGCGGAACTGGCTGGGGCGGTTCTCAGCCGTCCCGCCACCCGCGCGGAACAGAGGTCCCCCGCCGGCTGCGTGCTGGCGCAGGCGGAGCACGTGGCGTCCTATACCAAGATCAAGCGTAAGGGCGCCGCGCTGAAGCGCCGGTTCCGCAAGGTCGTGCACGAGGACGTGCTGTCCGAGGCACAGTTGATTGCGGAGGTGGACAGCCTTGTTGGTGCGCTGGTGGCGCTGAGCCGGCCGGCCGATGCCCGATAACTTCTCCCGCGCCTTTGACCTCACCATCGGCTACGAGGGCGGCTACACGGCCAACCCCGACGACCCGGGCAACTGGACCGGCGGGGCGGTCAACCTGGGGACGCTGAAGGGCACCAAGTTCGGGATCTCGGCGGCCGCCTTCCCCAACCTGGACATCCTCAACCTGACCCGGGCGCAGGCCGAGGGGATTTACAGGAACCGCTATTGGACCCCGGCCGGGTGCGACAGCCTGCCGTGGCCCCTGTGTGCCGTGGTGTTTGACGCGGCCGTCAACAACGGGCTGGGCCGCGTCACGCCGTGGCTGACCCCGGCGGTCAAGGCCGCCCAGGCCGCCGCGGGTCTGGCCGCCGACGGGGTTGTCGGCCCCCTGACCCAGGCCGCCTTCCAGCGTCCCGAGGTTGTCCGGGCGGCCGCCCAGGAGTTTGTGGCCCAGCGGATGGCCTTCATGGGCTCCCTGGCCACCTGGCGGACGTTTGGGCTAGGCTGGGCCCGGCGCCTGGTGGCCCAGGCCGCGCTGGCGGGAACAACTTCCGTTTAACCTAGAACACGAGTTGTGATAGGATCGTCCACGATGCTGGACGCTGCCCCCAACCCACAGGACGTCGCCGACTACCGGCTAGCCGAGCTGCTGCGGCAGCCGGGCAACGTCGCGCGGTTGCTGGCGATGCGCCAGGCGCGCGAGCAACAGCTGGACCAGGCTCGTGATCCGTGGGTGGTCTGGAACCCCCGCGGCGGAAGTTCTCTGGACTCCGCGCTCGACGTCCGGCTCCCGTTGCGCCACGCCGAGGCTCAGGGGGCCCTGGATGCAACCCCCTACCTACTGGCCGCGGCGACTCCGGGCCTGGGTCAGGCCCTCGGGAGAGGGATCTCAGGCCTGCGTCTGCTGCGAGATGCCTACAACGCGCGTAACGAGCAGGTCTACGGCCCGGCCGCGACCTACGGTTATTACGGCCCGGGACAACGGGCCTTCGACGCGGCGACCCAACACGGTGAGGGCGACCCCATCTCGCCCGTCGCGCGCTATCTGGGCTACCAGATGGAACCCTCTGAGCAGCATACCTCGTCCATCTGGGACATGCTGGGAGTCGGCCGTTGAGCGACAACCCGACCGCAAACCAGTTTGATACCGACGATGATGACGACTCTGGGTCGCTCCAACCGGGACAGGGCTTCGACACAATGGCCACCGACGACGAGGTGGACGAGGTCGAGCGCAAGCTTCGCAACGAGCTGGACAAGGCCTCGCCGGCCCCGGAGCTTGGCGAGTTCTACCAGAACCTGGCTGAGACCCTCGACGCCGGCGAGCTGCGGGCCCTGGGCCTGCGCTACTTCGACCTCTACGAGGTGGACAAGGACACCCGGCAGAAGCGCGATCAGAACCAGCGCGATGCGATCGAGGGTATGGGCCTTCAGGGAAACGAGCCTGGTGGACCCTCCGAGGCTGACGGTCTCGAGGGCGGATCGATCGTCACCCACCCCGGGTTCCTGAAGGCCGCGGTCCAGTACACGAGCCAGATCGTCACCGAGCTGTTGCCGCCGGATGGCCCCGTGCGGACCCACGTGGTGGGCGACGTTACGGGCGAGAAGCTCGAGAAGGCGGAGCGCAAAGCCCGCCACATGAACTGGCAGCTGACGAAGCAGGCACCAGAGTTCTTCGACGAGTTCGAGAAGACCCAGTCGCAGGTTCCCGTCGGTGGGTGCCAGTTCATGTTCGCGTGGTTCGACGCCGTGGAGCGTCGGCCGCGGTTCCAGTTCACCCCGACCGAGCGTGTGTTCGTTCCCTACGAGACGACGTGGTTCTACGGTGCCCGTCGCATCACCGTGGAGATGGTGACGACCCGCGCGGACATCGAGGCGAAGATCGCTGCCGGGGTCTACCTTGAGGATGACCTGATCCGAGCCTCGGTGATGCCGGAGCCGACCCAGAGCGAACAGGCGATCAACCGCACGACGGGCCGCAACGACCCGGTGACCAACCCCGACGACGTGCAGACGATCCTCTGGATGTCGGTGGTCGACGATCTGGTGGGTGAGGGGGTCAACCCCTACATCATGGAGATCGACCAAGAGACGCACAACGTTCGCTGCATCTACCGCAACTGGAAGGAGAACGACGACAAACACCGTCGGCTCAACTGGCTGATCAAGTTCCCCTTCCTGGCCTGGCGTGACGCCTACGACCTGAGCCTCTACGCGGTTCTGTCGTCGCTGAGCGTGTCGGCTACCGGGGCGCTGCGCGCGCTCCTCGACTCCGCGCTGGTGAACACCACGCCGACGCTGCTGGCCCTCGAGGGGGCGAACATCAGCGGCCAGAACCAGAACATCGCCCTCACGCAGGTGAACAAGCTCGAAGGCGGCCTGAACGTTGACGACATCCGCAAGGTCGCGATGCCCGTCCCGTTCAACCAGCCCTCACCGGCGCTGTTCCAGCTCCTCGGTTTCCTGTCTGAGCAGGCCGAGCAGATGGTCCGCATCACGCTCGACGACTCCGCGGTCGACAGCAACGCGAACACGCCTGTTGGCACCCAGCTGTCCCGCGTGGAGCAGGGCCTGAAGGTCTTCAAGGCGATCCACGCGCGTAACCACCGGGCGCTGGCGACCCTCCTGGAGACCCTCCACAACATCAACGAGCTGTACCTCGACGAGCAGGACCTCGTCATCGAGACCGGGGAACGACTGGCCTACCGGTCCGACTACGAGGGACCGCTCGACGTCGCCCCTGTCTCCGACCCGGCGATCTTCTCGGAGCAGCAGCGGTTTGCCCAGGTACAGGCGGTCGCGCAGCGGGCGCAGCAGTCGCTGATGAACCCCGTCACCGTGGGTCTCTACAACCAGCGCAACGTCGAGGAATACGTCCTCAAGACGCTGAAGGTGCCGAACTACGACGAGCTCCTGCAGAAACCGCAGGAGGCCGAGTTCCAGAACGCGGTCAACGAGAACATGATGCTGGTCCTGCAGCGGCCGGTCATGGCGTTCCCGGACCAGGACCACCTCGCGCACCTGCAGACTCACCTCGCGTTCATGATGGATCCGACCTTCGGGGCCAACCCGGCGATCCAGTCGGGCTTGTTGCCGGGGATGCTGAAGCATCTCATCGAGCACCTCGCGATGTGGTACGTCTCGAACACCTACGACGAGGTGACCACGGCGGCGGGCCAGCCGGCCGAGCGTTTGATCGATACCAAGTCGCCAACGCTGCTGCGGCGTTTCGACCGCATGCTCGCGACGGCACAGCCGATCGTTCTGCAGAAGGCCAAAATGACGCTGGGCCAGATCCCGATGATCGTCCAACAGGCCTCGCAGATGGTCCAGCAGATGCAGCAGTCCCAGATGCAGATGATGGCGCAGATGCAGGGCGGGCCGGCGGCGATGGCAGCGATGCAGCGGAACCAGATCGACCAGCAACTCGGTACGCAGCGTCTGCAGCTTGAGGCGCAGAAGCAGCAGCAGGCTGCCCAGAAGGACCAGGGCGAACTGCAGCTCGACCAGCAGCGTAACCAAGGCGAGCTGCAGGTCAAACTCGGTCTCAACCAGCTCAAGGGCGCCGAGCTGCAGCAGGCCGCGTCGCTCGAGCACGCGCAACTGTTCCAGAACGCCACGCGCGACCAGGCCGACGTGGACACCCAGCGTCGCGAGCTGGCCGCCAACGCGCTGCTGCAGGCCAACGAGGCGCGCGCCTCCGAGGACCAGTCCCGGCTCGAGGGAGCCCTCGACGCCCGGCAGCAGTCGGCCGACCGTGACCTGCAGTACGCGCAACTTCACCAGCAGAACGAGCTCAACGCGCGTGACAACGACGTGCGCCTGGAGATCGCGCGGATGTCCGCGTGGGAACGTGAACGTCAGGCGAAACAGAAAGGACCAAGCGAATGAAGAAGCCGATGAAGGCTGGTGCCAAGGCCGCTCGCGGTCTCCGCCAGGCAGTGATGGCCGCGGCTGCCTCGCAGGCCGCTCAGCCGCCCTCCCCCGCCGGACCTTCGGGTTCGCCGTCTCCGATGGGAGCCCTGGGTCCCGGGCAGGTCGCGATGAAGAAGGGCGGCTCGGTCAACCAGCACAAGCGCATGGCCATGGGCGAGAAGGTGACCGGCATGAAGAGAGGTGGTCGGGCCTGTTAGCCGGCTGGCACGTGATAAACAGCCAGTTCTTCGTCTGAAACTTGGCTGTTTTCGAAATATATCTCGCGAAGCCAGTTCTCGGCGGCTTGTTTTGTGGGGAAGGTAAGAGTGTATTCAGGGTTTCCGCCCCCGGGCCCGCAGACCAAGATGTTCAGGCGCAGGATGTTATGTTTGAGACAGTGAGCTTGCGTCGGAAACGGGGCTTCGAGGGAAACGTCGAGAGACACGGTATAGGTCATGTTGATTCTCCTGTTCAACGGGGATAGTATAACATAAAAAGTTAGCCTTGTACACCGTAAAATCTACCGTATACCGTGATCACACTTTCGGGTTAATATGATCGAAGAACAGTTTCTGAGAGACTTGCAGCGCGACATGAGCAAGCTTGCGCACGATACTCTGCTGAAGGCCGGCACCGAGCGTGAGATCTACCTCGCGGCGGGCCGCTACCAGGGCATGCTGCATGCCCAGGCGATCATGGAGAAACTCGTGCGCGGAACCGAGGAGCCATAACTTGGCGCTACCCGCACTCAACGTTGTTGTCCCGCGGTCCATCGTGATCCCGACCCGGACAGCCTACGAGCCCTTTCCGGAGGCCGATCCGATGATCGAGCCGACCGGCCACGACGTGCTCGTGCAGATCCGCTCCCCGCGCACCGCTACCGAGGGCGGCATCATCCTGTCCGACGACTCCGTGGACACGGAGTACTGGAACCAGCAGGTGGCCCGGGTGGTTGCCGTGGGTCCCGTGGCGCACCGCAACCGCACGACCCTAGACCCGTGGCCCGAGGGAGCCTGGTGCTCGGTCGGCGACTACGTGCGCATCCCGCTGTTCGGCGGCGACCGCTGGGAGGTAGACCTGGGCGACGAGAAGAAGCGGGGCAAGGCCCTCTTCGCGCTGTTCAAGGACACCGAGATCCGCGGCAAGCTGAAGTCCGGGGTGGATCCCCGTCTGATCAAGGCCTACGTCGTGGGGAGGGCTCCGGTATGAGCATTCTCAACGACCTGGAGCTCGAGGCGGCCATGTCCACCCGTTTGGCCCCACGGGTAACCGAGGACAGCATCAAGGACCGCATCTCGACCGTCCGCTACTTCTACGACGGCACCCTCACCGTGGCCGTCCTGACCATGGTCAACGGCTTCAAGGTGGTTGGCAAGTCAGCCGCCGCCTCGCCGGAAAACTACGACAAGGACATCGGCGAGACCTACGCCTTCAAGGACGCCTTCAACCAGGTCTGGGCGCTGGAGGGCTATGCTCTCCGGAACGAGCTCTACCTCAAGGAGGCCCAGCAATGAGCGACACCACCCACGAGCACCAGATCGACGTCGGCGGCGGCGAGATCCCGGTCACGACCGAAGACCTCAAGCTGTTCGAGACCAGTACCGAGAAGCCCGTCCCGCCCGCGGGCAACGAGGACCGCGGCTCCAGCTCGACCGCCGACGTCAAGCCTGAACATCGTGCCGCCGGGCGGGAGACCGAGGAAGGCGACGATGAGCGCTTCAACCAGAGCCAGAACCGCCTGCGTCGCGAGCGGCAGCGGCTGGCCCGACAGCGCAGCGAACAGGAACTGACCCAGCTTCGCGGCGAGGTTGCCCAGCTTCGTGAGATGGTTGCCCGCGGCCACGTCAACTCGATCGACGCCGCGACCACCTCGCTCGAGGCACAGTTCAACCAGGTACGCGAGCGCTTCCAGCGCGCCGAGCGCCTGCATGCCCAGGCTATCACCGACGGCAACGGCGCGGCGGCGGTGCAGGCCCTGGCAGATCGAGACGCGGCCCTCGAGGAGGCGCGGCGGATCGACGCTCAACGTGGGCAGGCACAGCAGGCCCGCCAGCAGATGACGCAGCCGCGGCGTCAGGAGCCGCCGCAGCAGCCGGTCGTTGACCCCGTGATCGCCGACCACGGCCTGAACTTCATGCAGGACCATCCCTGGTATAACCTGCAGGGAACCGACGCCGACTCCGTCGCGGTGAGCCTCATCGACTCGCAGCTGTCGGCCGAGGGTTACGACCCGCGCAGCGAGGCCTACTGGCAGGAGCTGCGCGAGCGCACCAAGGAACGTGTTCCGCACCGCTTTCAGCGACCGGTGGCAACGAACGGCAACGGCGCCCGTCGCGGCCCACCCGTGAGCGGCCCCGGCGGTAACGCGTCGGGAACGCGCCCGGAGGCCAGCCCGTTGACCCCGGCGCGCATCGAGGCGATGAAGCAGGCCGGGGTCTGGGACAACAAGGAGGCCCGCGACCGGATGATCGCGCGCTACCGAGAGTATGACTCGCAGCAAGGAGCCCGCTGACATGGACGACCGTTTGAAGGGCGCCAAGAACGAACAGGATCGCGCCGACCGAGCGCTGGAACGTCGTGCCGCCATCGGCGGAGATCGCGACCAGCCTCTGGACGCCGACGACGAGCTGCGCATGCAGATGTTTCGGGACACGTTCTCAAAGCCCGCGCTGCCTGCGCTGCCCCCCATCCCCGGCTACCACGTGTGCTGGTTGACCACGACGAACGTCCGCGATAGCGTGGCCCAGCGCCAGGCCATCGGCTACGTGCCGGTGACGGAGGAGGACGTTCCGGGCTTTGGCCATCTACGTAACAAGGACGGGGAGATGGCTGGCTTCATCTCGGTCAACGAGATGGTGGCCTTCAAGATCAGGGAAGAGCTGTATCGGCGCTTCATGATGGCTGTTCACCACGACGCACCACTCTCCGAGGAGGAGAAGCTGGAGAACGCGTTGGAACAACTGCAGGCGAACGCCCAGGCCCAGAAGGCCCGTATCGTTGCCGAGGAAGGTTCCGCCCGTATCCGCCAGTTCGCGCGTCCACCCACCTTCATCAGCTAGAAAGGGACCAACATGGTTGCGACCTCCGCACCGTTCGGTCTCGATGCCGCCTACCATCCGTCGGGTCTTCCCAAGGCTACGGCCTACCCGAACGGTATCTCCAGCGGCTACGGGACCGCCATCTACAAGGGCGCTCCGGTCATGATGCTCACGACCGGCTACCTCGCCCTTGCCGCCGCCACCACCGACAACTTCCTGGGAGCCTTCGCCGGCGTCGAGTATACCGACCCCGTGACCCAGCGTCCGGTCGTGTCCCCCTACTGGGGCTCGGGCCAGACCTACACCGGCACGATGACGGCCTACGTCTGGGACGATCCGAACATCGAGTACCGGATCCAGGCCAGCGGCTCCGTCGCGCAGACCGCGATCGGTGACCAGGGCAACTTCACCAGTGTCACCGCCGGATCCACCTCAACGGGGATCTCCGGCGCGATGCTCAACGCCACCCTGACCGGCTCGGGAAACCAGGGCCAGCTTCGCATCACCGGACTGGATCCGGCCATCGACAACGCATGGGGCGACGCCTACACCGTCGTTCGCGTCCAGATCGCCGATCACCAGTACGTGGCGAACAAGGTCGCGATCTAAGGAGGGCATGAACAATGGCCATTCCGATGCGGAGTACAGACTTCCGCGCCATCGTCGAGCCCATCATGAACGAGGCCTTCGACGGTATCTACGACCAGCGCGCCGACGAGTGGGTGGGCATCTTCAAGGAGCAGCAGGGCATTCCCCGCAACTACCACGAAGAGCCGGTCCTCTACGGCTTCGGCGCCGCGCCCGAGCTGCCGGACGGCATGCCCGTGACGTACCAGAGCGGCGGTACGCTGTTCATCCAGCGCTACCTCTACAAGGTGTACGGCATGGCGTTTGCCATCACCCGGGTTCTGGCCGAGGATGGCGACCACATCGCCATCGGGCAGACCTACTCGAAGCACCTCGCCCAGTCGATGATCGAGACCAAGGAGACGCTGACGGCCAACGTGCTGAACCGCGCCTTCAACAGCTCGTATACCGGCGGCGACGGCGTTTCCCTGGTGAGCACCGCGCACCCGATCGCCAGCGGCACGTTTTCCAACCAGCTGTCGACGGCCGCCGCGCTGTCGCAGACGAGCCTGGAAGCGATGCTGGTGCAGATCTACTCTGCCGTTGACAACAACGGCAAGAAGATCCGCCTGAACCCGAAGCAGCTCATCGTTTCCCCGGCCAACGTGTTCCAGGCCGAGGTGCTGCTGAAGTCGGTGCTGCGTACCGGCACGGCGAACAACGACATCAACCCCGTGAAGAGCACTGGTATGCTTGACGGTGGGGCGAAGGTCGTGACCCGTCTGACCAGCAGCACGGCCTGGTGGGTCCAGAACGGTAACGTGCAGGACGGTCTGAAGCTGCTGATGCGGCGCAAGCTGGACAAGGCCATGGAGGGCGACTTCGAAACCGACTCCATGCGCTACAAGTCCACCGAGCGCTACACCGTCGGCTGGACCGATCCGCGTACCGTCTGGGGCACCGCGGGACTGTGATGATGTTGGGGTCCCGGCAACGGGACCCCGCGTCCGATGAAAGGATGATGACATGACACAGTTCTCCGACTTCCTCGCCCTGGGTCCGGTGCCTCGTCGCCGGCTGCCCTGGGACAGCATCAACAACAACGGCTCGCACAACGCCTTCGGCGTGAACGGCGTCGGCCGTGGTTACATGCTGGACGTGGTCCCGTTGACCAAGGCCAACCTGGCCACCACGCTGAACGTCGCCAGCTCCAGCACGCTGACCCTGACGTCGAACGGTTCGTCCATCGTCGGGACGAACCACCCCGCCAACGGCAGCTCCATCTACCTGCTGGACTGTGAGCGCGGCATCAGCATCTCGTCCACGGCCGATCTCTCCGGGGTGACCTTCACCCTGACCGGTTACGACAACTACGCGCAGCAGCTGACCGCGACGGGAACCGGGCCCAACAACGGCACGGCGACCTTCCTGAAGGCCGTTCGCGCGGTCCAGTCGATGACGGCCAGCGGCACGGCCAACCCGGTCACGATCTCGACCGCGGACGTATTCGGCCTCAACGTGGCCCTGAACGATCGTGGCTATCTCGGCAGCGCCTACTTCAACGGTACGGCGTGCCAGACGGTCACCACCGCCGACCAGACCTCCCCCGCGACGGGCGCCACCGGCGACGTTCGCGGCACCATCACGCCCGGCACCGCCGGTGCGTCGAACGGTACCCGCCGTCTTATCGTGACGGCGTTCGCGAGCGATGCGCAGATCGGCCCCGATGCGTCTACCTCCGGTACCTCCATCTACGGGGTAACGCAGGTATAGGAGTCGCACTTGGGAGTGCAGATCGACGCTGGTTTCGCGCTGGCGCTACCCTGGCTGAGGGGCGTAGGTTTCTACGCCCCTCACGTCCTTGAGGACTTCAAACCCGGGCAACTGGATCACGCGTACCTGAGCGACTCGTGGTCGCGACAGGCCAACGCAACGGAGATCCTCGACCTCATCTGGGAGAGATTGCCCGACAACGGGGTTCTGGCCGTTCACGCGGAACAGTCGGTCTTCTCCCGGCAGAAGTTCGGTGAGCACGTGCTGAAGTGGCCGGCCTGGCGCTGCCTCGACGACATGGAGGGGGTTCCCGGGGCCCCCACGAGCTGGTTCGCCGCGCTGATGAAGATACCCGTGCAGGCGCAGGTATACGAGCCGCTGGAGCGGCAGAACCGTGATGTGCTGGTGATCCGCACCGGCGGCTTCGGCGACGGTCTCCTGGCCTCCTACGTGGCCTCTCGGCTGAAGAAGGCAGATCCCGATCGACACGTGACCTACCTGGTGAGCGAGAACGCCGGCAAGGTCCTGCAGAACAACCCGAACATCGATCGGCTGCTGGTGTTCGAGCGTCACCGCTACGGCGACGAGAGCTTCGGCCAGATGGCCCACAACTTCGTGCCGCGCTTCCAGAAGCTGATCTACCTCAACGAGACGGTGGAAAGTCTGCTGTTGCCCGGTTCCAAGAACGGCTGGTTCCACTGGCCGCACGCGCTGCGTCACGAGCTCTGCAACCGGAACTACGAGGAGGTGACCTCGGCTGTCGCAGAGTTGACCCACGAGCCTGGACACGTGGGCTTCTACCCCTTTGTTGAGGAGGTCGAGAAGGCCAAGCTGCCTGAAGGAACCAACGTCGCCTGGGCGCTGTCCGGTTCCACGGAGCACAAAACTTGGCCCTACCAGGGGATCGCCCTGGCGCGCCTGTTGCTGAAGTACCCGAAGATCAACTTTCACCTTCTGGGCGGCGGCGACCGTGACCGCAAGCTGATCCACGCCGTGCTGCAGCAGGTCGAACAGATCGCCGGCAAGCATGAGTTGGCCCGGGTCTACCACGACCTCGACGAGGATCTGCGGGTATCATACGCCAAGGCACAGCGCTGCGACGTCGTGGTGGCGCCGGAGACCGGAGTTCTGTGGGCCTGCGCCTACAGTCCCAACCAGAAGATCGTCCTGCTCAGCCACTCCAGCTCGGAGAACCTGACGAAGCACTGGCGGTTCACCCAGGGCCTGGAACCGCAGGACTGCGCGCAGTTTCCCTGCCACAAGCTGCACTTCGCCGGGGACGAGTGCCCGACGAACGCGGACGGCGTGTCGGTCTGCGCCGCGGCGATCCCCGTGGACGCGGTGGTGACCGCTGTCGATCGGGCTCTGGAGAACATCACGGTTTTATCCAGCCCCGCGTTGGTATATGATACGGCCGACCCGGAGCCGGCCCCGATCGCGGCCGACTGACAGCAACCGTCAGGAGACCGGCATGGCCAAGGGCCCCTCGCGTGTCAAGGACTTCAAGTTCCCCGCCTCGCACGGCTTTTCCGGCAGCGCTGGAAAGACCTACGTGCAGCCGCACATGCGAGGTGGACGCGTCAAGCACGATGACGTTGCCGAGGATCGGGCCTTGGCCAAGGAGATGGTCAAGCCCGGGGCGCTGAAGAAGGCCCTGGGCGGGATCGTCAATACCCCAAGCGTGCAGTCGGGTTCCGGGTACGTCTCTCCGATCCGCTCGATGGCCGCCCGCAAGGCCGCGGTGACCCGCAAGAGCTCCGGCGGTCTGAAGCACCTGGTGGACTGAGCGGGTGACCGTCTCCGGCACCTACGGGACGACCGTCTTCACCGTCGACGACGTGATCCGTCGCGCGTGCCTGAAGCTGCGCATCCCGACGGCCGCGATAACCTCGGAACTGGCGCAGACCGCGCTCGAGGACCTCTACCTCTTCATGCAGACGGTCGTCCGCATGGGCGTGCCGTTGTGGACCGTGGAGAAGGTGATCGTGCCTCTCTACGACGGACAGTTCACCTACGACCTTCCGACTCGGATCGTCGACAAGCTGGGCGACCCGGTTCGCCGTAAGGTGTCTCGCGCCGACGACTACACGCAGGCAATCAGCAGCGCCGGCGGCACACTGGCCTATGCTTTCGACGGTGAGCTGACCAACGTCTTCGTGCAGTCGGCCCCGCTGGGTAACGTCAGCTACGACTTTGGGACGGGTTACTCTGTGTCGACCCTCGGCTATCTGCCGGCAGGGACCGACGCAACGTTGACCCTGATCGGGGAGTACAGTGACGACGGCGCGACGTGGCATACGGCCGTGCCGGAGTTCCTCGCCGAGGCGGTCGCCGGTGAGTGGATCATGAAGGATTGCGAGCAGGTAGCCCCGCACCAGTACTGGCGCATCCGAGCCACCGCTGGAACGCTCAACTGCTACCAGCTGCTGTTCGCGTTCAACCCGTCCGAGATCATGATGGGTGCCCTGAACCGCGACGACTATCTGAACCTGCCCAACAAGAACTTCGCCGGGGATCCACTGTCCTACTGGTGGAACCGGCAGCGTGATGCTCCTCAGGTCGTTCTCTGGCCGGTGCCCAACCAAAACTTCATGGCCGTCGTGTTCAACGCGCGTCGCGAGCTGATGGACGTCGGCAAACTGACGGACACGCTGGACTTTCCCAAGCGCTGGGTCGAGGCGGTGGTGAGCAACCTGGCCGCGCGTCTCTATCAGTCCGGCGTCAAGCATGGGTTGGACAACCCAGTCGACATCCAGCTGCTGATCAGCGACGCGCAGAGCAGCTTCAAGCTCGCGATGGGGCAGGAGGAGGATCACATGCCGGTCCGCTTCCAGCCCAGCATCCGCAGGTATACCCGCTGATGCCCCGTTGGCTCGTAGGTGGACGGCAGACCGGCATCGCGATCGCGGTCTGCGATCGCTGCAAGATGAAGCGGTTCCTGTCGCAGCTTGGTCGCGACCCCAACTTCCCTGGGCTGCGGGTCTGCAACGAGGGTTGTCTCGACCAGCTCGATCCCTGGCGGCTACCGGCGCGCGTGCCGGAGAGGGTGACGCTCAACTACCCGCGTCCTGACGTTCCGCTGGACGGTGAGCAGGCGGCACCGACGCTCGTGCTCGGCACAGAGAACAACGTCGCCTTCATCACGAACAACGATGAGTACCTCGCGCCATGACCGGTCCCGCCGTCATGACCTTCGCCACGCTCAAGCAGGATCTCCAGCAGTATCTGGAGCGTGGTGACACGGCCAACTCCGACGCGACCTTCGACGAGCAGCTACCGCGGCTGATCATGCTCGCGGAAAAACAGATCTTGCAGGACCTCAAGATCCTCGGCTTCAAGGAGGTTGTCACCGGCAACCTGGCGGCCGGAACCTACACCTACGCGATCCCCGACCGGTGGCGTGAGACCATCTCGCTAACCTACACGACCGTAGCCAACGCACGGAAGCCGATCAACCAGCGTGACTACACCTACCTGCAGCTGTTCGAGCCCGACCGATCAGTGCAGGGCGCGCCGCGGTTCTACGCTTACTATGACTACTCGAACGTCATCGTCTCGCCGACGCCTGACGCGGCCTATGCCTTCGAGTGGTCTTACTACGCGATCCCGCCGCTCCTGAGCGACGACCAACAGACAAACTGGATCACCAACTACCTGCCTAATCTGCTTCTCTATGGCGCGCTGGTGCAGGCCGAGGCGTTCCTGAAGGACGACACGCGCCTCGCCACCTGGAAGGCGCAGTACGAAGAGCGGGTGCAGCGCCTGAACATCGAGGACATCCGCAAGATCGGCGACGGCAGCGCGATCCGGAGGGGAGCATGAGCGGCTACACCAACGTCTTTTCAGGCTCGCAGGTTGTCCTCCCCTCGTCGAGGTCCTACAGTCTCCTGACGATGACGGCCACGACGACGCTCGTCTGGCCCGAGGAAACGGCAAGCGATGCCGACCAGCTTACCGCGATCCTCGACGTGACGGCCAATGCCGGCCTGCAGCTCCGTCTGCCACCCGGCAACGAGGCCAGCCCGGGTTCGGCCGCGGTGATCGTGAACACCGGCGCCCACTCCGTGGACCTGCGGGTCAACTCCGGTGCTTCGTCGATCGCAACCATTGCCGCCGGAACGGCGCTCTACGTCTGGCTGACGAGCAACGCCACGACCAACGGCTCGTGGCAGAGTGCTGTACTGGGTGCGGGTAGTGTCGCGCCGTCGCTGGCCAGTCAGACCGGGGCAGGTCTTGTCTACTTCAACGGGTTGCTCAACGCGGGTTACCCCACGGAAACGATCGCGACGTCCAGCTACGCCCTGACCGAGGGCGATCGCGCGACGGCCCTGGTCAACACCGGCGGCGCCCTCACGGTGAGCTTCGCCAGCGGTTTGACCGCCTTCGAGAGCGACTTCTTCTTCATTGCTCGCAACGACGGCAGCGGCTCGATGACGCTGGATCCCTACTCCACGCAGACGATCGACGGACAGTCGACCGTGGTGCTGAGCCAGGGACAGTCCTGCTTCGTCATCCTTGACGGCAGCACCGGCAACTGGCGCACCGTGGGCCGACAGACGACCAACTCCACGTCGCTGACTTCTGGGGTGATCAACGTCGCGGGAACCGGTGATTACGCGATGACGTCCTCTGACGTCGCGTTCGGGCTGCAGGAGTTCCAGGGCGTACTGACGGGCAACCGCACCATCACCTACGGCTCGCTGACCGGTGTTTGGTACGTCTACAACAACACCTCGGGGGCCTATACCCTCACCTTCCGGGTCGACGGCTCCGACCCCGGGGTGGTAGTCGACCAAGGCGCCCACGCGATCATCGTGCTCAACGGGGTCAACGCCGCCTTGGCCTTCAGCTCGGGTGGTGGGGGTGGCGGGGGCACCGTCACCAGCATCACCTTCCAAGCCCCGCTGTCCGGCGGCACGATCACCGGGTCCGGTACCGTGGGCCTCGCAAACTCCGGTGTGAGCGGCGGCACCTACGGCGGCACGGACGGCTGGCCGCAGGTCGTGGTTACGACCAAGGGCCTCATCACGAGTGCCACCACGCTGCCCTCCAGCGCCCTCTCCCTGCCGTATCTGCCGACCACCGGCGGGACGGGTACGGGAAACTACGGCCTGGTCGGCGCGGTCACGGTCAACTCGTTGTCGGGCACCAGCGGGACGTTCTCCGGGCCCCTCTCCGGTTCCGCGGTTTCTGGCACGACGGCCAGCTTCTCCGGAGCGGGGACGTTCGGTTCGTTGCAGGCTACCAGCGGCACGTTTTCTGGGGCCGTCAGCGGTTCATCCTTCAATGGAACCAGCGGCGCCTTCGGATCACTTTCCGGAACCAGCGGCACCTTCTCCGGAACGGTATCGGCAAACACCTTCTCCGGCACGACCGCGGCGATCAGTGGCACCGGGGCCTTCGGTGTCGTGACGGCCAACGGAACCCAGGTTCGCACCACCTCGACGTGGGACGTGACGGCCATGCCTGGGGGCGTGGGAAGCTTGATCGCGGGAACCTACCTCCTCTGCGGCTCGGCGCCGAGCCCCGGCACCGTGTCCAACTTCATCTACAACGTGGGAACCAACGCGGGCAGTGCTACGGCCGCGGTGCAGATCAACGGTTCCAACATCACAGGCCTGTCCGGTCTGACGGTCTCTGCGTCGACGGACACCTTGGCGACGGCAACGAGCGGGACCTTCTCGGCCGGCGACAAGTTCTCTCTCGTCATTTCCGGTGTGTCCACCCCCGCGCCCAAGGCTGCGACGTTCGCCCTGGGTGGTTTTAGGGCGGCGCAGTAGTTGGTTCAGGCAACCCTCTTCTGGAAGTCGTCGGGCGCCCAAACGCTGCCCGACGACTTTGACCCCTCAGGGTCCTGGGAGGTTCATGTCATCGGCGCGGGCGGCAGCGCCAACTCCAGCAGCAACGACGGCGGCAACGGGGGCGGCGCGTGGTCAAAGATCACCCAGGCCGACCTGACGCTGACGCGCGGGCAAACGATCTACACGTCGATCGGGGCCGCGGCAAGTAACACCGACGGTACCAACACGTGGTTCAACGCGGCTAGCAACGCCGCGCCGACGCTCACGACGCAGGGTGCTCTCGCGCAAGGCGGTAGAACGTCTGGGAGCTCGACCGGCGAGCAAGGGGGACAGGCCTCGGCCGGGGTCGGCGCGACGAAGTTTTCCGGCGGGAGTGGGGGTAACGGCGGGGCATCACGGCCGGGCGGCGGCGGTGGCGGCGCGGCCGGGCCCGGCGGTAACGGGGGAACGGGCGGCAACGGTTCGTCCAGTTCGTTCGGCGGCAAGGGCGGCGGAGGCTCCGGCGCTACGAACTCAGCGGCCGGCACCGCGGGAAGCGCTGCCACGGCCTCCGCCGGCGGGGCTGGCGGCGCGAGTGCTGGACAAACCGGCGGCGTGGGCGAGACGTCGAGCGTTCAGGCCACAGCGGGCGCGGCTGGCGGCGGTGGCGGCGGTGGTATTTCTGGCGGTGCGGGTGGATCATACGCTGGCGGCGCGGGAAGCATCTGGACACAGACGTCGAACGGAGAGACAGCTGGACCAGGCGGTGGCGGTGGCGGGCAAGGTGGCGTGGGCGGCTCCTACGGCGGCGGCGCGGGCTGCGGAGGCAACGCGTTGGGCGGCGTCGGTATCGTCGTGTTCATCTACACGGTCGACCCGCGTGGCACCCTGATCACGTCGATAGGTATCTGATGCCCCAGCAGCCCCTCGTCCTGAACCTACCCCCGGGCATCCGCCGCGACGGGGCCTACATCGAGGGTGACCTCACCTGCACCGAGGGTCGCTGGGTGCGGTTCGATCGTGGCCGGCCCCGCAAGATGGCCGGCTACCAGAACCTGATCGGTCTGACGAAGGGTCCGGCCAACGCGATCTGGGTGAGCGACAAGGATCTTGGCCCAGGCATCTACACGGGGCGCACCGACGGTATCGACTATGTTCGTCTCCAGGGCACGACGCCCTACCCGCCCGTGGACCGGAGTCCAGCAGGTTTCACCGACGACGCGCGTCACCTCTGGCAGTTCGACCAGCTCTACTCGTCGACGAGCTCAGCCTCGGTGATCATCGCCAACCCGGGCCTGAACCTGCAGGACATCGCCAATTCGACCAACAGCCCGATCTACTACGCGGTGGACAATGACACGACGGACTTCGCCGCCTTGAACCCCACCGACGGCACGACGACCTTGACCGGGGTGAGCGGCGGGGTAGCCGTGTTGCACCCGTATGCCTTCTACTACGGGAACGACGGTTACATCACGTGGTCAGCGCCCAACGAACCGGCGAACCTCGCCTCGGCCGATGGCGGCGGCAAAGCTGCCGGGGCCCGCATCGCCGAGTCCAAGATCGTGCGGGGTCTACCCTACCGCGGCGGCCCGGGCAACTCCCCCGCCGGCCTGTTCTGGTCGCTCAACTCGCTCGTGCGTCTCTCGTTCATCGGCGGTTCAGCGGTGTTTCAGGCGGACATCGTCAGCAACGATACGACGATCATGTCCAGCAGCACACCGATCGAGTACGACGGACAGTTCTTCTGGCTCGGCACCGATCGGTTCTACGTCTTCAACGGTGTGGTCCGCGAGTTGGCCAACCAGATGAACCTGGACTTCTTCTTCGACAACGTCAACCGAACCTACGCACAGAAGATCTTCAGCTTCAAGGTGCCACGCCGCGGCGAGGTATGGTGGTGCTTCCCCTTTGGAAACTCCACCTACTGCAACTGGGCTGTGATCTACAACGTCCGCAACGGAAAGTGGTACGACACCGAGCTGCCCGGGGATGGGCGCTCCTCAGGAGCCGCCGCGCAGGTTCTGGGCTACCCCTACCTGACGGGAGCAGCTCCCGCGCCGATCAGCGGCGGCTACAACGTGTGGCAGCATGAGACGGGTCTCAACGAGGTCGACGGTAACACCACGAACGCGATCTTCAGCTACTATCGCACGGGCAACCTCGCGCTGCTCAACAACGGCGTGAACAAGAACATCTATGTCGAGAAGGTCGAGCCCGACTTTGTGCAGGCCGGCGACATGTCGATGCGTGTGGCAGGTAAGAATAACGCTCGGGGTGACGATATCCTTTCCGACCCGTTTCCCTTCTCGCCGACCACGCAGCTCATCCACCCAAAGCACACCCGCCGGTTCCTGCAACTGCAGTTCGAGAGCAACACCCTCGACGGGAACTACCTGATGGGAACCCCGGTCCTCCATTTGCAGGACTCCGATGCCCGTACCTCTACACGACGTGATTGATCCACGGCTGGTGGACTTCCCAACGTGGGCCGACCGCCTGGTCGAGGTCGTGTTCAAAACCTCGGCCCCGCCGCTGCCGCCACCGCGGGAAGACGACTGGCGTTCGTGGGCCGAGCGTCTGTTTGAGGACTCCAGTTTCGTGCAGTGGAATGTTCCCCACCCAGCCGGTTTCAGTGATTGGCGGGAGTGGGGAGCCTGGGTGAAGGGCATCTTCCCTTGAGGGATACTTTTGCCGCGAGCTATGATAAGATGCAAACAACTCGAGCGAGCGCCTGTCCGCACGCTGGTCCATCGTCAACAGGAGTGACGAATGACTGGTGCCCTCACGCAGTTGCGGCAGCACGCTAAGATCCTCTCCGAGCAGGGACGACACGGCGATACCGAGCTCGTGCACATGTCCAAGGCCGAGGTCGGCGCTCTGCAGCGACTGTCTCCCACCGGACGTTTGACGACCAACCCCGATACCGGTCTTCCGGAGGCCTTCAGCCTCGGCAGCATCCTGGGTTCGATCGGCGGGGCTCTCCTGCCGGTGGTGATGCCTGGGATCAGTGATAGCGTCGGTGGAGCCCTGGGACTCACCGATCTGTTGGGTCCCAACCTGGGTTCTGCGGCCGGCGGCGCCCTCCTGGGAGGGGGTCTTGGACTGCTGGGAAGCGCCCTGTCCGGCGGCAAGAACATGGGTCTGGCGGCGGGACTTGGTGCCCTGGGTGGCGGCCTGACGAGCTACTTCTCACCGGAGATCTCCGGCGCGCTGGGAACCGACGGCAACGCGGGCGGTCTGCTGTCAGGTTTGTTTGGAACCGGGGATAGCTCTGTCCTGTCGGGATCCTACTCCCCGAGTTCCGCATGGGATGCCGGCGGGGGCGGGACCGACTTCAACTCGGCCGGTGCGCCCTCGGCAGCTGCCGGGGCAGGTTCCACCGCCGGCGCCTCGGGATCCTCCTGGATCAGTAAGAACTGGCCCCTCCTGGCCGGCGGCCTGCTGCTGGCCGGCATGGCCGGAGGTTCCAAGCAGCAGTCCACGCCGAAGCTCACGCAGGCTCAGAAGGACCAGCAGGCCGCCAACGCGTCGCCCGCGGTGAACTACGCCTTCAACCGGACGCCGGTACCGGCCCTCATGAACCCGACGCAGTGGTACACCCTGGGCAACCAGAGCAGCGGCCAGCCGATCCTGTTCTTCAACAACCCGGCCGGGACCTACACCCCGACGGGAACGCCGATCGTGGGCAAGGCCAACGGGGGCACGGTGTATGCCCAAGGTGGGCTGGCCGCTCTCCGTGGACCCCGCTACGTCGCCGGCGACAGTGGCGGCCAGGATGACTCCGTGCCGGCCCGCCTGTCGGACGGCGAGTATGTCATCGACGCGGCCACGGTCAGCGACCTGGGCGACGGCAACAACGCGGCTGGGGCCCAGAAGCTGGACCAGCTGCGGCAGGCCGTGGCCAAGCACAAGGGGCGCAAGCAGGTGGTGCCGCCGCGGGCGAAGAGCCTGACGGCGTATCTTGGGGGGTCTGTTTGATGGCCGACTCCGTTTGGCGATATGCCGTCTACGTGGTTACAAACAATATCAGCGGTCGTCATTACGTGGGCATGACAAGCCGCAGTGTAGAACTGCGTTGGGTGGAACACGTTAAAGCTGCCGCGACCGGGGTTGAACAGGGGTTGCACCGTGGAATACGCAAGCACGGCGTTGCAGCTTTCTCCGTGCGCGAGGTTTCCCGGAGCCGAACCAAGGAAGATGCTTTTCACGTTGAACAAGCCTTGATTGCTGAATATCGGTCCATCGGCTGGCCGTTGTACAACATGACCGCGGGTGGTGAAGGCGTTGTTGATTTGAACGAGGCTGGGCAGCTGAAGAAAAAGGAAGCCCTTCGCCGTGCCTGGCAGGACCCGGAAACACGGGAAAAGATGGAGCAGGCCATAAGAGACAATATGACGCCGGAGGTCAAAGCTAAGATGTCGGCCGCAGCCCTAAAGAGTTGGGCTGACCCGGAAAAGAAGTTGACACGGCGTGAAAAGTTGAAGGGCCGTCGGATTTCTGAGGAGACCAAAGAAAAGATTGGTGCCGCCCAACGTGGACGTAAGCTTACCGATGAACAGAAAAACAAAATATCCGTCAGACTAAAAGGAAAGCGGCTAGGTGTCAAGTTTTCAGTTGAACACCGCCAGGCAATATCACGTGCCCGCCAAGGTCTAAAGCTCTCACCGGAGCATAAGGAAAGTATTTCTCGAGCAAATAAAGGTAAATGCGGAATATTTGAGAGAACTCCTGAAATGAAAGCGCACATGTCTTCTGTATTCAAAGGCCGCAAACTGTCACCAGAACAGTTGCAGCGGCGGCGTGAGAAAATGGAAGAGAAACGCACAAATAAAGGAGAAGTATAATGGCACTAACTGACTTTCTTTTTAATGGTTCTCCACCACCGAGTACTACCTCGCAGGTAACCGCTATTAGCGGATTGCCAACTTATTACCAAGAATATCAAAAGGCGATCTTAAATCGCGCAAATGCTCTAGCCGGCATGGACTATCCGGCCTACTCCGGTCAACGTTTTGCCGGCTGGAACCCCTGGGACACCCAGGCCCAGGGTGCTCTGTCCACCGCCGTCAAC